CATTCCAATGTGTATGTAATGTATGATGTCCTCCACCTTTTTTAGCAAACTCTTGCACCCACATTTCTGTAATAAATACTGTATAATTTGTTAAATCAAATCCCATTTCAATTAACAAATTATGTGTTGTTGATCCAACATAATTTTGTAACTGTGCAAAATTAGGATCTCCAATTAAACTTGTTGAGTGAAATACATGGCCCATGTCACCTTTGTTACCAAATTTTTTATTTCTTTTATCTATATCTTTTTTTAAATTCTTCTTGGATGTTTCAATATAAGGATCAGATGCTCTATTTAAATCATCTACAAACTTAGGTTGATCTGCAAACCATCTGCACTACCACATGACATCTCTTCTAATTTTTTTCTTGTTTTTTGTTTTCTAGCTTTTTTCTTTTTCATATTCTCCTTATCTAAATGGCCAACCAAGATTCCATATAACTAAACTATGTCTTGAGCCTTTTTTTACTGGGCATACTCGATGCCATACAAACGAGGGGAATACTACTAAACTTCCTTTAGGTAATACTTCTTTACACTTTACAGATTTTGTAGGTTTATCAGGATCTAAATTTCTAAAATCAAATTCTAACTCACCACCTTTATATTCTTTTGGATCTGACAATGTAACAGTTACAGATAACTTTCTAATCTTACCATTTGATGGATCTCCCTGTTCTCTTTGATAAGGTTGATCCCAACTGTCGCAATGCCAATCATAAAATTGACCTTTAGTATATTTTGTAAATTGGCAAGACTCACTAAAATCCCATTGAAAATTCCAACCTGCACTTCTATTTGCTTGATTAATATATGGTTGTATTTCTTTATAAATCCATCTATCATTCATCCAAACAATATCTGAATTTCTTTTCTTTTTTAAATCTTTTGTTTGTTTTTCATTTAATGGTTTATTACCATAACTTCCAGTAACTGCCATTTGATCTTGTAATGATTTTCCATATCGTACAATATCATTACATATTCTTTCTGGTATTGCACTTTGGAAATACCAATAATAATTTGTTAAATTCATATACCTTATATTATACCTATATTTTGTTAAAAAGTCAAGGGGTATTATTCTATATCTATAGATCCAGAAACTGTAAATGTTGCTACCGTGCAGCTACCTGTTGTTGCAGTAGTATTACATCCTGGTGATATTGTAACAAATGGTGCTACTGAAGTTGGATATCTTACTATCACAATACCAGATCCACCTGCTCCTGAAGTTTTATTTGGAAAACCTCCACCACCACCACCACCGCCAGTGTTAGCATCTCCAGCCATATTACCAGTTCCTGGAGCTGGAGCTGGACTTCCTTGTCCACCGCCACCAGGTCCTGCAGCACCAGGTCCACCATATAAACCTTCCATACCACCACCTCCACCACCAGCTCTTGTAACTGGACTACCTGTGATAGAATTTGCTAAACCATTACCTCCAGCTCCTGCAGGAGCAGGCGGAGAAGCAGGATTAAATTGACCTGCACCTCCAGCTCCACCTCCACCACCTGAAGAAATAGGTCCACCTGAAGTTTTTGAACCACCATCATTACCTTGAGGTGGGCTAACTGGAGGTGTATTACCTGAACCACCACTAGCAGTTTCACTACCAGGAGTTGTTATACCAGAACCTCCACCTGAACCTCCAGGTCTACCATCATTAGCTGAATCACATGAATAACCACCTCCACCTCCACCACCACCTGTAGATGTTATTGGTCCAAATACTGAATTACTTCCATTATTACCTTGACCACAACTATTAATAGGTGCTCCACCACCACCAACTGTAATTGAAGTTGTGCTACCACAAGATATTTCTATTTTAGTTCCACCAGGAAAAGATGTTCTATGTCCACCAGCACCACCTCCACCTCCTGCTAGTGTTCCTCCTGATCCACCTCCTGCAATTACAAGATAATCAAAACTTATAGGACCAGAAGTTAGTTTAGGCCATGTGCCTTGTTGTCTTGCTCTTAATTGACTTTTTAAATTCCATACACCACTTGCTTTGTTTAATTCTTTTACGATAACTATACCTGAGCCACCTGAACCTGCTGACGGTGCAGGGGGATTACCAGCTGATCCACCACCACCTCCTGTGTTTACAGTTCCAGCTGTTCCATTTTGAGTATTGATACCACCTGCTCCGCCTCCACCTGTACCACCTGTTCCTGCTTGAATATTAAAAGCTGCAGGGTCTCCACCTGCGGCACCACCACCACCACCGCCATAAACTCCACAGTTTGGTAAGCCTGAACCAAATGTTGGACTTATATCAAGACCAGCACCACCTGTTCCACCAATACCAGAACCTGTACCTGGAGGTCCAATTGGTCCACCTGAATTTCCACCCACTGCACCAGCACCTCCACCGCCACCACTAGCTTGTCTAATACTTGGAGTAATACCACCTGTACCACCTGAATTTCCTTCTGGTGGACTAAAACTACCTGCATTACCAGCACCAGCAGAAAAAGTAGTATAAGCTCCACCACCTGATCCTCCAGGAGTGTTTTGTCCTCCTCCTCCAGTAGAAAAAACTGGACCAGATGCTCCTACTATTATTGAATTATTTCCACTTGCTTTTGCAGTTCCACCTGCTCCAACTGTAATAGGTACAGAATTTGAAGATAAAGAAATACAACTTACAATTCTTAAACCACCAGCTCCACCGCCACCACCTTGATCACTTCCACCAGAAGCACCACCTGCTATAATACCAGCTTGAACAATTCTAGTTCCTGGTTGTAATGTTTTTGTTCCTGATGATGTATGAGCAGTAACCTTACACTTCCCGAAAGAAGTTAAGTTTCTTTTACCGATTATTCCGCCATTTGATCTGGCCATTTGAGTCTCCTATTCGGACACCCAAGCCGATCCGTTCCAATTGTAAACTGTAGGTGTATCTGCTGTGTCGTTAGATTTAGTTGCTTCCCAACCTGTGTTATTATCAGCTTGATATTTTGTTTCGTTCCATTTAATCATGTAATTAAAAGCTGTTTCACCTGATCCTCCACTAGTAACTGATGGATATGTAATTGGTGCTTGCCAATCGTCACTTCCATCTAATGCCCATGAAGCAAAAGGTTGTGAGCTTAAAAATTTATTTTTTGATGCATTATAGTTCATACCTATACCTGCATATTGTTTTCTAAAGTTATTATTGTATGATGTTTGTTTCCAAGTGCCACCTCCAAAAAAATTAACACACCATGTTTCACCATCAGCGTGTTCATCTGAAGGCACACAATCATTACCCACAACTACAACTCTTTTTACAATCAGATGTGTATCTGATGTAAAGCCAGTTGGGTCGGTTTTTGATTCTAACTCTGCAAAATGTGCCATATGTTTTTTCCTCCGTTATAAAAAAATTTTGTTATGAAATTGTTAATGTTCCTGATACTGTAAATCTAGCTACTTTCTCATTGCAACTACCTACACAGGCACTTAATGTATTTGTTCCTGGTGCAACTGTTGCACTAGTTGATCCTGGGAATCTTACTACTACAACTCCTGATCCACCAGCATTACCACCTGTACTAGGTGCTGCATTACCCCCATCTCCTTCGTTATCTGTTCCAGTTGAATTTGGTGATCCAGGTGCTCCTGCTCCTCCAGTTGCATAAGTTACGTCAGACCCAGTGATAAGATTAGGTGCTCCAGCACCACCAGCAGGTCTACTTCCTGAAGCGGTTGCACCTCCACCACCTCCACCTGCTCTAGATGGAATTGGTCCTTCCCCTGTTCCACTTCCCCCAGGATTTCCTTGAGGAGGAGTTGTTGGAGGAGTATTACCAGCTGCTCCACAATTTGATTGGCCTGGTGCTCCTGCACCTCCAGATCCACCTGCTTGTTGGCCTGATCTATGTGATCCACCATGTCCGCCACCAGCTGATGTTATAGTTGAAAATACTGAATTACTACCATTACCGACTGGTGCAGTGCATGAAGCAGCACCTCCAGCTCCAATTGTAACTGTATAAGGTCCAGGTGATAAAACTAATGAACTTCCTTGTAATGGAGAAGGTCCATAACCAGAAGTACGATATCCACCAGCTCCTCCACCACCACCTTTTGAATTTCCATCACTTACACAACCTGATCCACCACCACCACCTACTACTAGATAGTCTGCCACTGTTGCATTAGGATCACCATCTTCAATAGTTAAAGTTCCTGATCCTGTAAATTTTGCTATTTGATCAAATCCTGAAGGTGAACATGAATTAGGTGTAAATGAAATACAACTTACACATCCAGGACTACCACTAAATTTCACTCCTGCACCAATAGCTCTCGCAATCACGATTCCTGATCCACCTGATTTACCACCACCGCCACCACCACCAGTGTTTGCAGTTCCTTGTGATACACAAGCACTT